ACCACCGTCGACATCTCCGACCAAGTCAAGAGCGCGACCATCACGGTCGGCTATGACTCGCTCGAGACCACCGCGATGGGCGACACCGGACGCAAGTACACGCAGGGCCTGCAGTCCGTGTCGGTGAGCCTCGAGTGCTACCTGTCGTACGGCGGCAGCGGCGCCACCTCGGAGATTGAGACACTCTGCGCGGCAATGGTCGGACAAGGAGACACGACCCTCGTCATCTCGCCCAGCGGCACCACCGAATCGGCGACCAATCCCGAGTACACCATCACGAACGCCATGCTGGCGTCGTTCACCCCGATCGCATCGGCGGTCGGAGAACTCGCAATGGTCACCCTCCAGTTCGACGGCGGCACCTGGGCCCGAGACATCACCTGATCTCAGCTCCCCGGCTAGGTAGGATTCGCCCATGATCGGAATGACCATCCAAGTCGAGATGAACGACGGCGAAGTCCATGAAGTCCCCGTGACCTACGGGGTGGCCTGCAAGTGGGAGGACCATCACCCGAACCTTTCGTGGTCCTCGTTCCTCGAGGACCCGAAGTTCAAGCCGATGGCCTACCTAGCCTGGGAAGCAGTCAAAGCCGCAGGAATCCCCGTCAAACTGTTCACGCCTTGGCTTGACACCATTGCCGGAGTCAAGTTCATCCCAAAAGACAGAGCAGAGAAGCAGGACAAGTCACCCGACTGATCGCCACGCTGGCCCTCCGAACCGGCATCGCTCCCAGCCTCCTCTGCGACACAGACCCGGCGATCGTCTCCGAGATGATCCGCCAACTCAACCAGCAGGACAAGGAAGCAGAAAAGGCCAGACGATGACGATGCAGGTGAAGGGACTCGGTGAGACGCTCCGCGATCTCGGCAAGGTTGAGCCCGACCTTCGCAAGCAACTCAACCGTCAGATCCGCGACGTCGTGAAACCTGTCCTTGACGAGATCAACAACGAGATCCCGAAGCAGGCGCCGCTGTCGGGCATGGAGCACAGCGGTCGCACCGGCTGGGCGAACCGTAAGAACGTCGTCGTCAAGATCGACGCCCGACGCCCTCGACGCAACGTCAACGCTGTTTCCTCCAGCAAGCAGGTGTCGCTTGTGAAGATCATCACCAAAGGGGCCCCGGTCGCGATCGCTGACATGGCAGGCAAGGCCGGAGGAACCAAGTCTCGCAGAGCCGCCAAATACCAGCGTCCGAACTTCGCTGGTGCTCTGCCTGGCGAAGCGTCCCGTTACATGTGGAAAGACGCCGACCGTAAGCTGCGAATGATCGAGGACCAGATGCGTCCAGTCATCGCCGACGTGGTCCGCCAAGCGAACCGTGAACTCATGAAGGTGAGGCTCTAATGGCGATTCAGATCCCCATCATCACGTCCCTCGAGGACTCCGGCATCAAGGCCGCCAAGGCCGCCTTTAACAACTTCAAGTCGGCGGTCGGCGAAGCTGAAGGCGGCATGAACAAGTTCAAGGCTGGAAGCAAAGCAGCCCTTGACGGCGTCAAAGCCAACGCCGGCGCCTTCGCGATCGCCGCCGGAGCATCCATTGCCACGTTCGCAGTCAAAGCGATCGGCAAGTTCCAAGCCGTCGCCCTGGCAGCCGGAGAACTATCAGACGCCACCGGCCTCACCGTCGAGGAGGCGTCCAGGCTTGCCGAGGTCGCCGGAGACATCGGCATCGAGACCAAGTCCGTCGAGACAGCCATAGGCAAAATGAACAAGGAGCTCGGGAAGTCACCCGAACTGTTCAAGGAACTCGGCGTCCAGGTCGCCTACGCCACAGATGGATCTGTTGACGCCAACGAGACTTTCCTCAACGTGATCGACCGGCTGAACGGCATCAAAGACCCGGCAGAACGTGCCCGAGTTGCGTCAGAACTGCTCGGCAGAAGTTGGCAGGACATGGCGGAACTGATTGCTGGCGGATCCGACAAGCTGCGACAGTCAATGGCGGACGTCGCAGAGGGGAAGGTCATCACCCCGGAGGAACTCGAGAAGGCTCGCAAGATGCGCGAGAGCATGGACCGTCTTGACGACGCCATGGACGAGTTCGGACTAGCCGTCGGAAGTGCCCTCGGAGGACCTCTCGCCGAGTTGACCGTATGGGCCGCCCAACTCTTTGAGCTTCTTGACAAGGCTCTCTCATTCAAGGGTGACCGAATGAAAGAACGGTTCCCCGAACTGTTCGCCGAAGAAGAAGCAGCAAAGGCCGTCGCCGACGCATACACCGGCTACTACGAGGCACGGCTCGCCGCCGTCAATGCGAACAGGTACATCCGCGATTCAATGGCGGACACCACAGAAACGGTGTACGACCTGAACATTGCCTGGCAACGGATGCTTGACACCATCGACGAGACGCGTCAGATCAACGATGTCCGCGACGCACTCGACGACGTCAAAGAAGCAGCCATCGAAGCGTTCGCCGACCCGACAAAAATCCGCGACTACGAAGAAGCCGTCAACCAGCTCATCCTCGAGATCGCGCAGCTGGCGTCCACCGTCAAAATGACCAACGAGGACCAGAACACCCTCAAGGTCCTCGTCGACACCGGACAACTCGAGCGAGCCGTCGAGCTGATGGCGATCATCAAGACAGGCCGAGGCCGCGTCAGCCTCCCCGAAGCTGTCCAAGCGATGACCGAGAACGACCTGTTCCTCGGCACCCTCGGCATCCCCGGTCGAGCGATGGGCGGACCAGTCTCGTCCGGCACCTACATCGTCGGCGAACGCGGCCCCGAGCTTCTTACCCTCGGAGCAGGTCAGTCCGGCTACGTCACCCCGAACAATGCGATCGGCGGCAACATCACCGTCAACGTCACCTCAGCTGACCCGAACGAGGTCGTCCGCATCCTCCAGCAATACGCTCGCCAGTACGGGCCCGTCCCCGTGAACACACGGCGGTTCTAATGCCTAAAGCGAACTGGACTGTCGGCATCAAGCCATTCATGGGAGCGACGACGTATTACACCAGCTACGTCCTGTCCATGAACTACCAGTTCTTACGCCGCTCACCCCTCGACCAGTTCACCGGCAACACGATCAAGATCACTCTCAACAACTCGACGAACGTCGCCCAGTACTTCACGTTTGGCTCCAAGGTTGTCCTCAACGACGACCTGACGTTTACCGTCGTCGGCGTCGACTTTGACGACTACCCCGGCAACACCGGCCTTTCAACGTGCACCGTCACGGCAATGGACTCGCTCGCCAACGCCGGACGGCAGTACGTCAGCAGCGCATCGCTTGCAGCGACGACCGCCCTCGGACAGCTTTCAACGATCTGGGCGACAGCTGACAGCATTCTCACCGTCAGCAATGCAAGCTCCGCCGCGTCGGCATACACCTACACCGGCACCGCACTACAACGCCTCCAGCAAGCCGTGACCTGCGAGCAGGCCGCCGTCCAACAATACGACGACAAGATCGTCCTCATTGGACGCAATTCCGACCGAGGCGTTTACTTCAACACCACGTTCACCCGTGCCACCTCAAGTGGCAGCGACGTGTCCTACAACGACATTCGCCGCGTCCGAGCAGACCTTGAGATGGCGAACACGATCACCGTTAACCAGGACGCGAACAGTCCCGTCACCGTTTCAGACTCCGCGTCGGTCGCTCTGTACAAGACTCAGGCCGACTCCGTGTCGTCCGTCGACTCGACTACAAGCAGCGACCTGGCATCGTGGCTTGCCAACAGCCGCTCGGATCCGAACACCCAAACTTTTGAGATTGACGTCATGGACACAGCTCAGACGCAAGACGCAATCGACCGGATCATGCTGATCCTGTTTAACGACACCGGCGAAGTTAAAGTGCACACCCTCGTCTATCGAGTGCCAGGAGCCGTTTCAGACACCACCGAGACTGTCTTTTTCGAGGGTGCTCGAATGAACGTTACACCGACCCAGACGCGGTTCACGTTCTACTTCTCGCCGATGACCTACTACCAGTTCTTCTTACTTGACAACTCGACGCAAGGTATTCTTGATACCAGCAGACTCGGATGGTGATCTAATGGCTACCCAATACACAGCAGGATTATCGGCAGGGCAGGTGTTGACCGCCGCCACGATGAACAGCATCGGCGCGGCATGGGAGTCGTACACGCCGGCATGGACGGCAAGCACCACGAACCCCACGTTGAACAACGGCGCCATCTCCGGCAAATACACCCAAATCCAAAAACTTGTCATTGCCACCGGCTTTCTCATTCCCGGTAGCACCACCTTGTTCGGAGCAGGCACCTACCGTATTTCACTGCCACTTGCCGCGCCAGCCGCCGGCGGTCTACGTGGTTACGCCACGTTGCTCGACGCATCAGCAGGGTACGTCGGATACCACGGCACAGCATTTGGACAAACGACAACTACTGTCGAGTTCCGACTCGGCAACGCTTTAGGCCTTTTCTCCCCGACCGTCCCCGTCAACCCATTCGCAAATGCTGACCAATTGCAATTTACATTTATCTACGAGGCGGCATGACCATGACCTACGACCTCAGCTCCACACTCGACCCTGACGAAGTGCCTACCGAATGGTGGCATGAGCGGATGCGTATCCACCGCGACCGTCTCCTCGCCGAATCCGACTGGACGCAACTACCCGACGCACCCGTCGACCGTCAAGCGTGGGCCGACTACCGGCAAGCCCTCCGCGACTTCCCGGCAACATGGAAGCCCGGCCCCACCGTCACGTTCCCGGACAAACCATGAAACTCCCGATCGCGATCATCGGCATGACCGCCGTCCTCATCTGGTGGATCTTCGCATGAGCATCAACCCCTCCAAAGCTTTGATCGCCCTCGTGGCCCTCATCTGCATG